TAAGTTATATCAACTGAGGTTGGTTGTGGTATTTTATACGTATCAATACCTTTTCTATTACCATTAAACGTGGGCACTTTCATATAAGTATATAATTTATGCCCAGGTATATTCCATAGCATGTTTTGATTACTTCCTGGCTGCACATTTGGTTGTCTAACAACAGTAATAAATGGCATTTTTATGTTTTTAAATTTATCAGAAAAAGTCCATGTTTTACTAAATTCTGCCCATCTTTGAATTGTTAAAAAAATAACTGGAATTAATTTAGAATCGATGGTGAGTTCTAATGTGGTATCAACAAATTCCAAAAATGATTCATCAATATCCTCATAACCAACACTTTTTGGTAAATACGTTCCTTTATAATCAATATCATCCAGAATTTCTTGTCTTTTTTCTGGACCAACTTTTTGATTAATAATACTTAATTTTTTTTTAAAACCTTGTGGCAATGGTGACATTTTTTAATTTATATTTTAAATTCCTTTAAATTCATCCTCATTAGCTATTACACATTTAATTGTTCTAAAAGTGTGTTTATAACCCATAATTGTATGTTTATTATCATAATTTTTCTCTCCAGCATTAATAACATTAAAATAAATTATTTCAGTTTCGTCAATTGGATAGCCGATATAATCTCCAATTGAAATATCCACATTTAATTCTTCTAATTGCAAACTGTAAATACTAAAAGTAAAATTACCATCTTCCAAATATCTAAGGCTACCCTTATTATATTGTTTATTTTCTGGTTCGGCTAATATTGGAAGAACAAATAACTCTACTGGCGGGAGAAAATTTATTTCATCAGATGAGGCTTCGTTATAAATATCATCATATTGAGTGTTATCTCTATCGACTCTATAAAGTAATATATTAAATTTTCCATCACCTTCAATTGCTTGACGACCTTGGTCAATTTCATATTTATAATCTTCTTCGGAAAACCATTTATTAATTCTTTTAATTGGTATTTTATTTTTAGTCTTACTCATTTTATATAAATATTTAATATTAAGTTAATAATTTTTAATATTTGACTTTTACATAAAAAATGCTTAAATTTAATAATAAGATTGTTAAATTAAAAAAATAAGTTTGATAAATATAAATGAATTAAAGAATAAAGCAGCCTTACCATTATTATTCAAATATAATGGTAAAAATCCATATTTAAAAGAATTAAGAAATAAATACCACAAAAACGGTAAAATAACATTAACCGAAACTCAAACAAAATATATTAATGAATTTCATGATTCTAAACCATTATTAATCAACAGAGTTATTCGAATAAATACATATTTTGGTGAGGCATTAAAAGATAAATATCATTTATCTTTTATTCCCGATAAAATATTAATAGAATTTATACTAGCAGACTTAGATAAAACGTATCATATTTATGGTAAATTAAAAAGAAATCAAAAAACATCTGATATGTATTGGCTACCTAAAACAATGGTATTAGATGACCCATATTTTGAAGAGTGTGATTTAACAATTGATTGGGATAAATATCATAAGCTTGATAATTTAGGTAGAACCTTATATAATCACCAAAAAACTGGTGTAGAGTTTTTATCATGTAGAGATGGATGTATACTAGCAGATAGTATGGGATTGGGAAAAACAATCACATCAATAATCTCATCAATAGAGGTTAATGCTAAAAAAATTCTAATTATATGCCCATCCAGTATAAAAATAGCATGGAAACGTGAATTAGAGGCATTTAACGAAAAATCTACAATTATTAGTGGCAGCCGATGGACGCATCCAGAAAAGTATACTATAATAAATTTTGATATTCTTAAAAATTTTCACACAATTGGTAAAAAAACATTAGATTTAAATGGAAATGATAATCCTTATCATAGGCATTTAGTTAATGAAAAATATGATTTAATTATTATTGATGAAGCACACAAATTGAAAGAACCTAAAACTCAGCGTGGAAAAATAGTAAATGAATTGGTTTTAAAATATGGTATTAAAATGGTTTGGTTATTAACGGGTACGCCAATAGCGAATAGACCTATGGATTTTTTTAACCTTTTAAAATTAATAAAATCCCCATTAGCTGAAAATTGGAAATTTTTTGCCCAAAGATATTGTAACGCAAAACTCATATATAAAAAGAACAAAAATAATAAAATTAGAAAAATATGGATAACTAAAGGGGCTTCTAATTTAGGGGAATTGTCAATAAGAATAAAAAACTTAATGATACGAAGATTAAAAACTGAAATATTGGATATGCCAGATAAAACCATCACTAAAGTATATCACAAATTAAGCAAACGTGGGATATTTGAATATGAAAAATTGTGGGATGATTATGTAATAAAGAGGAAGGAATCTGGAAAAAGAAAAATTAGTTGTTTATCTAAAGATATTGTAGAACTAGGGCTTTTAAGAAAATTTATCGCCATGGAAACAATTCCACATACTTTGGAATTAATACAAGAGGCTATCTCAGAAGGTCAAAAAGTGGTTGTATTTACCACATTTACTGATGAATTAGAAGAAATTGCCAGTTATTTTGGTAATGAATGCGTGGTACATAATGGTACAATGTCATTAAATGAAAAACAAAAATCTATTGATGGCTTTCAAAATTCAAAAAAAGTTAAAATATTTGTTGGTAACATTCATTCTGCTGGAGTGGGGATTACACTCACTGAGGGTAGTGTGGTAATATTTAATTCATTTGATTGGGTTCCAGGTAATAATGAACAAGCCGAAGATAGATGTTTTCGTATAGGTCAAAAAAATAATGTTTCTGTTTATTATCAGCTTTTTGAGGAAACAATTTCTATTGTTATGTGGTATAGTGTTATGAATAAAATAAGCGTCATTAATAAAATCATGGGAGAGAATACCGATGATTCTAAAAGGTTAAATATGCTAATGTCTAAATTAGACGAAAATGGAATAAAATTATGATAAAAATATTAACAGATAAAAATTGCCCCCATTGTAAAAAATTAAAAAAATTATTAAATTTAAACAAAATAAATTATGTTGAGGTCGATGTTGATAATAAGATAAATAAGAATGAGGTTGATAAAATATTTTCTATGGCTGAAGAACCTATTATACCAATAATAATAATTCCTCCACATGTTTTAGTTCCAAAAAAATCATTTAATACAATTGAAGATGCAATAAAATTAATAATTAAGTTGCGTGGAAACTAAAATGTTTTTATATTTATAAATAAATTAAATAAATGGACTTTAATATAAATAAAAACGCTACACTCCCTAAATTAAAAATGGAATTAATAAATGATGGAAGGAATGATTACTCTAAATTTAATGATAAATTACAAAACTCTACCATAACCTTTTGTATGACAAATGTAGATACTGGTGTTAAAAAAATAGGCAATAAAAAGGCAATATGTATATTAAAAGAACCAACCTCATCATGTGTTGGTGAAGAATATTTTATTGGGTATCAATTTTCAGCTAAGGAAACTAAATCTACTGGAACATTTAAAGGGTCATTTACAATTACATTTAATGACGGAAGTGGTACTCTAATAGTCCCAATAAAGAATGAATTATTTATTCATATTTTAGAACCATTTTGATAACAAACTCATAATTTTTTTACAATATCTACAAATATTGTTGTGTTAGTTAATAATTTTAGGTATTTTTGCTAATATAATAATAACTTATGGTAAACCAAGATAAAATAGTTAGGTTTTTAGAAGGAAAAAGCCCAAGAAAATACATTACTTCAATCGAAGTTCCTTATGGTAAAAATGAAGCTAAATTATTTATAAATGACCCCGAAAGGGGTAAATATATTGCTACCGAGAGATATAAATCATTTTTATGGTTTAAAGATGAGGTAACTAAATTATTATATAAAGGAAATAGGATTTTAATTGCTAAGGCCGTTAAGAAATATGAAATAAAAATTACAAAACTAAATTCTAAGCATGTAGAAACTGGAATAACACCTAAAAGAATGATGGATGGGTTTAATTTTATTGCAAAAACTAACCACTCATCATATAGCTTAATTCAGTTCTTTAAAGAAGGTGGGTTAGATATTTATGGGGATGAACATAAAAACTTATTTATTTGCCTATCACCAGTAGAACAATATATGATTTATACAGGAAAACGATTGTTTAAAGGTATCGATGATTATAGTGATGTTCATAGATTACAGTTTGATATTGAAACCACAGGGTTAGTTGCAAAGGGAAAGTATTTAACAAAAAAAGAAATAACGTCAATAAACTTAAAAATGGCTAATCCTAAATTAAATGAAGATTTATCTAAGTTATATGAATTTGACGTTTCAAATAATCCAATAAGATATAAAGATTGTGAGATATTCCAAATTGGAATTAGAGATAATAAGGGGTTTGAGGAAATATTAGAAGTTCCACATGGAACCAAAGCTGAACGAAAAAAAATGGAAATTTATGTTTGTCTTAAATTTTTTGACATTATCGATAAATTAAAACCAGATATTATAGTTGGCTACAATTCAGAATTTTTTGATTGGCCATTTATTCAAACTAGATGTGAAATGAATGGCATTGATATCGTGTTTGCTGCAAAAACTAGAGATACTACAGGTAGAAATAAGTTTAAAAGAGTCAAGAAAACTATTAAATTAGGTGGAGAAAGTGAAATTTTTAAGCAAACTAGAATGTGGGGTTATAATATTGTAGATGCGTCATTTTCAGTTAGAAAAGCCAAAGCAATAAACTCTTCAATAAAACGATGGGGATTAAAATACATCACAAAATACTCTAAATTAAATAAACCAAATAGGGTATATGTTAAAGGAGATAAAATACATAGCATTTGGGCAGATAAAGTTACTGACTATGCTTTTAATAATGTAGATGGTAATTACTATGTAATAACTCCAGAAACTCCTTTAAAAGAAGGGTTTGATAAAGTTAAGGGTAATACAATAATTAGAAGATATTTACTTGATGACCTTTGGGAAACAGAAAAAATTGATGAAATGTATAATCAATCATCATTCTTATTGTCTAAAATTATACCAACCACATATGAGAGGTCAACAACCATGGGTACTGCTGGAATTTGGAAGCTTATTATGTGCGCATGGTCTTATGAAAATAATTTATCCATACCAAGTAATACACCTAAAAAAACATTTACTGGTGGCTTATCTAGAGTTTTAGAAGTTGGATATGCTAAAAATGTGGTAAAATTAGATTATGCTGCTTTATATCCAAATATTGAACTTACATGGGATATATTCTCTGACACTGATATTAGTGGTGCCATGAAAGGATTATTACTTTATATTGCCAGTACTAGAGATAAATTTAAGGAATTAAAGAATAAATATAATAATTTTGTTGATGAATTAAAAAATAAACTTAAAAATAAAGATTTAAGTAAAAAAACAATTAATTTAATTAAATCCGAAATAACTAAAAATGAATTATTGGCTAGTACTTATGATAAAAAACAATTACCAATTAAAATATTAGGTAACTCATTTTTTGGGTCATTCGGTGCACCAAATATATTTAATTGGGGTGACACTGATACTGCTGAAGAAATTACATGTACTGGTAGGCAATCACTAAGATTAATGGTTCATTTTTTTATGAATAAAGGATTTAGACCATTAGTAGGTGATACGGATGGTATGAATTTTTTAATTCCACTTGATGTTTCGAAATATAATTACACACCAAAAGGGACTCATAGATTCACTAAAAATAATAAAGGTTTAAAATTGAACGGCTTATTAGCTGTGGTGGCTGACTTTAATGAGCGACATATGATTGGTAGAATGGGGCTTGACATTGATGATATATGCGAGAGTACCATAAATTTTTCCAGAAAAAACTATGCAAATTTAATTAAAGGAGAAGTAAAATTAGTTGGTAATACCATTAAATCATCTAAAATGCCAACATATATAGAAGAATTTTTAGATGAAGGTATTACACATTTATTAAATGGCGATGGAAATTTATTTATAGATTTATATAACAAAACAGTTGAAGATATCTATAATTTTAGAATTCCGTTAGCAAAAATAGCATCAAAAGCAAATGTAAAAGATAGTGTCATTAGTTATAAGGAAGATATGCTCACTAAAACCAAATCTGGAAATTATAAGGCAAGAAAAGCACATATGGAACTTTTAATTAAACATAATTTAAATGCCAACCTAGGTAGTACAATATACTATGTGAATACAGGTAAAGTAAAATCTAATGGGGATTGTAAAATTACAACAAATAAAGAAACTGGTAAAAGAGAGGTTATCTTAAATTGTAAATTAATACCAACAGAACAAATAGAAAATAATCCAGATTTAACTACTGATGAATATAATGTTCCAAAATATTTAGAAAATTTTAATAAACGAATACACCCACTATTGGTTTGTTTTTCACCAGAAATTAGAGATAAAATATTGGTTAATATGACTCTGAATAAAAAAACTAAAAAAATGGAAATTAATCCATTTAATGCATTCACACTAAAAGAAACCAAATTAGTAAATGGATTACCATTTGAAGACACTGACCAAGATGACTTGAATAAAGATTTAATGATGATGGAAGATAAAGAAATAGAATTTTGGCTAAGAGTTAATAAAACACCAAGGTTTATTGATGAATTAAAAATGAATTGGAAAAAAATAGTTATT